TGTTGATTTATACTGGACTTTGCAAACATAAAATGCTTGCCCTTCCCTTTCTATCTCTTCATATACATTAAGTACTGTGATGTCTGCTCTTGCATCTCCTACTTGAATTGTCATTTTCTTATCTTACTATTGATTTAAGTAATCTCTTATTATCTTTCGTTCTTTTTTAGATATTGGTAATAGAAATAAGTCTTGTAAATCAAGTAAGTCAAACGCGTTTGCATCTTCGTATATGTTTTCTGATACTGGCGCTGCATTGTAAGTTGATTTGTGTTTTTTTGCAGCTGACATAACATTATCCCAAGTGGCTTTGCCTTTTGAGTATTCTTTAGATGTCATTAATAACTGCATCCCAGTTGATGCCATAATATCTCCTTTATATTAAGTTTACATACCTTGTTTTCTTAGTCTCTTACCTTGCAGCGTTTTCTCATATTTAAGAAGCCACATTTCTGCATCTCCACCATTTAATACATGTTTATGAAATTCTGCATTTTCTTTTAAAGGTAATAATGCTTTTAGTTGCCCTAATCTTCTACTTGTTTTTGCTGATACTTTCATCCTTTTAATTCTCCATTTATCATAATTGGCTGCTCTGCTACTACTACTGCGGTTCTGTCGAGTATAACTACATGTGATTTTATAGAGTCTATCATACTTACATCGTAAGCTTGATAACCCATTGCTGCTAAAGTACGCCCTATGTCGTATTCGACAGTAAGCCGTAACTCTCTACTTAATCTAATGTTATCTTCATTGTAGTGTTTAGTCAAGTCGTAAAGCTCGGAGTTTTTTTCTGATACTTGTTGAGTAACTTTATCTATAACTTCTTGACTAGGCATTCTTGTTCCTTTCTTGATTTTAATTGCTTGTACTACACCACCAGTACCTCGTCCTCGTGTATCTATGGCAAAAGAAGAATAACCTTCTGCTACTGTAAAGTCTGTATCTGTATAAGTTCCATACCCGTAAATAGCAGAGTTACCCGAATAATAATCGCCATCTACAAACTCTTCGTGTATTGACATGCCAGTTTTAACAATTGGTGGTTTTTTTACTTGTTTTACATTTATACCACTTGCATACAATTTTTCATCATAAATAATTTGAAATTCTTCTTCAGCAAATAGACCTAGCATAATATAACCTTCATCTACAAATTCCTGACTTACATTAAAGTCATACATTCTAAATCTTCCATCTCCAATTCCAGCTTCTATTTCTTTTATTTTTAAAGCACGCCATTCATCTTGTGCTTCTTTAAATATGTCGGCATCAATATATTCAGAATTAAAACCTTGAAGATTCATATTATTAATATATCTTTTCATCCCATTTACTGCTTCTTCTGCTTTTAAATATTCAGTAGCAGCCACTTTAACTTGTCTTACATATTTTTTTGGTATTCTATCGTCATCGTAAACACCGCTTTTTGCAGCAATGGAAGCTGCCCTTTCAGATACTGGTATTTTATCATCTGTTAATATCCATGTATCTTGGTCAATATCTGTTGCATCTGATAATCCTCTAAAAACTATTACGTCATCTTGTATTGTTTCATCTACAATATTTATTCCACTACCTATTTTTTTTACAACATCTCTATTCCTGTTAAAGTCAAATAACTTATCATCTCCAGCTAATTCACGACCGTTTTTTACTTTTGCTGGTTTACCTGTAAACCCTTTTTCTTTTGCAATAATATATAATGCTGGGTCATCTGATTTTAAGCTTATTTGTTCAAAGTACCGTTTTCTTTTTGCTATTTTGTCATAAAATGCAGATTTTATTCCAATGTTTCTACCAGCTAATTGTTTGTACCTATCATCAGTTTGTATGACTTGTTCATCTATTATTTTATCAAGTTCGTTTATGCCTGCTTTGTTTGTAGGTATAGCAATTTGTGTTTTATTTTTAACTTTCATGCCATCAATAGCAATTTTTTTACTTTTGCTTGATGATTTTGCAACTGTGTATTTCCCATTACTATCTCTAATAATCTCCACTGGGTAAGGGTTAGCTTGTCCAGTATCATAATCTATATCAGAATATCTGTTTACTATTTGTATGTCATCTGCATTTTGTGTTACTGCATTAGACTCTAGCAACTCTGCTAAAAAGACTTCGTTGTCTGTTAAGGCTGGTCTGCCTAATAAATCAATAGTTTTATTAGCAAAATCTTTATCTTTTATTTTTTTTGTTGCATCATCTAAAACTACAGACATTACATATCGACCACCACGATTATTGCCCATATCAAAGTTTTTTCTTATGTACCTATCGATAACAGAGTCCGCAGCCTGTTCTTGCGAATACATAATGAACATAACTTCAGCTGGCTCATAACCTTTAGCATCTACTAAATCTTCAACTAATTTAACTGGCTTATTACTTCCCATCGTTACATCGTGTACTATATTAAGACCCTTATCAGAAGCCGCATCTTGCGCTGCTTTTAACATTGCAGACGATTCTTCGTGTAATATGTTTGCTGCTTCATAGCCAAAGAGACCCGTATCTCCTATTGGTACTTTAGATGCTATCTCTTCACGAATATCTGTAAGTACGCTTTTCTCAAAATCCTTACCTAATGCAATGTCATAAATTTCGGGGTGGCTTAATTTAAGCTGTTTCATAAATGGATTATCCGCAGTTAACTTTGTGCCTACACCAAAATCTTTACTGTTAACAAAAGTATCACTTAACAAGTCGTTCAGTCGTCTGTCAGTAGCTGAAGCATATCTCTGAAATATTAGTTTTGTTTTAAAATCATCAGAGTTTAATACAACATATTCATCTAGCTTGTAAGTTTTTAAAGATGGATTACCTGCTTTATTAGCTATTAGAAATGTTTTACCCGAAGATGGTAGTCCACCAGCGACTACTTGTCTTTTTTCTGCCAACGCACCAGCAGCTTCGGCTTCTGCAAGTAGATTATCTATTTCGGGCTTCCATTTATTAGTTACTAAGCCATCTTCCCATATTATGTCGGGCTTACCTTTTTTATTGTTCCATTCCCAAGTACCATATTCGTTTGTATATTTTTTTCTATTGCTCTTTATAAATTCGTCAAATTGTACTTTATTCATCTTTTTTGTTTTGTCGGGTAATGGCGGTGGGTTATGAAACGCACCTTCATTTTGTAAAAATGCCATAGAACCAAATTCTGATTCAAAAAATTGTTTATATTTTAATCTTAAATCTTCTTTAATTACTTGTGGAAGTTGTCTGTAATCATCAACACCAGTTGCTTCAAATATTTCTGATATATCGGGCGGTTCTATTACTTTTGCAACACCAGCTCTAACATCTGTACTTACTAATCGTGGGTCAAAACCTGTGTTCTTAGCTAATTTATTTAATGCTGGTAGGTTACCTTTTGCTGCTTCAAGCACTTCGGGTTTTATACCATTAGCTTCTGCTAATCTACGTAGTCTATCTTCTCCTGTAAACCAACCTAAAGATTTACGCTCTATACCTGCTTCAAATTGTCTTCTTTGTGCTTTGTACTTTGCAGCTCTTGCCTTAGCTCCCTTTGCCCGATTAGTTTGACCATCTGCACGATATATTTTTTCTTTAAGCTTATTTGTTCTTTCTAATCTCTGTAGTCGTCTGATATTATTTCTTCGCTTTACATTTGCTTCATCGTTTGTATCAGTCGGTGGTGTTGAATAACCTTCTATGTAAACCTGCAAACTATGTGTACAGTTTGGATGAAATAATCCACCTTGTTTTGCCATTTCCAAACTATCTAACGAATGATATTGTTCGGGAATTTTTTCTAAATCATTTGTGGTTCTAAGAATCTTGCCTTCATATTTTCGACATTTTTCGCATTCCATCGGGCTGTCAGATACCCAACTTAGATATTGGTCTGCATCTTCATATCTATCTAAAGAACCTTGTACTTGTGCGTTACCAGCTATTGTACGTATCGAAGTTTCAGCGTATGCGTCTATGCGCATTTTACGATTACCTACATTTATAGACTTGATGCCTTCGTCTAAAAACTTATCAACTGCTGTTTCTACTGCTTCTTCAAGTGTTGCTGCGCCCGATGCTACTAAAGCTGCTGCACTCTCCGTTACTTCGCTATAAACATCTTGTGTAGACCTAACAATATCTAGTTTGTTTACACGATTACCAAATCTGTTTACAGCAGCATCAATTAAACCATCTAAAGAATATTCTGCTAAATTTTGAAATCCACCCGATACATCAGTGCTAATTCCAGCACTTAATAATTCCGCAGCTGCGGTAGTTTCTCCAACAGAGTATGCAACTTCAACTGCGCCTTGTATAGATGGACGTATTGCACCAAAAGCATTATCAGCAATTTTTGTTGCTTCTTCTGTTAATTTCTTAACATTACTTTGTTTAAAATGTAACCAGTTTTCAAGCGAACCATCATACTCTTTACCTTCTAAAATTGATTCAGCAGTTAGTGTCGTCAAAAAGTCATAAATCTCTTTAAAGACTTGAGAATAAGTGCTTGCTATCTGTTCATTGTTTGCTGGGTCATAGACCATAACATTATGGTAGCTCTAAAACATCTGTAACGTTTTGGTCTGCTAAATTAAAGTTAGTTGCAATCTTAAGTACTTCTTGTTCAACTTCTTCTTCAGATAGTTCGGGGTTAAGCAATCTAACTTTTGTATCTAATGATGCAGCTTGCGCTCTATGTAGTGATTCAATTACTGTTGCAGATTCTCTAACATCTTGTTGTACTGCATCTTGCCATTCAATACGTAATTTTAATGGTTTGTATTGTTTACTAAATATCTCTACATCAATAAGTTGTAATTTAT